TGCAACTCATTTTATCCCAGAATTGTGGTCTGATGAGGTCATTGCGGCTTATAAGAAATCTTTAGTATTAGCTAACCTAGTACAGAAGATGCCTATGACAGGCAAGAAAGGCGACACTATGCACATCCCTAAGCCTACCCGTGGCGAAGCAAGTGCTAAAGCAGCAGCCGATACAGTTACTATCCAACAGGATGCTAACGATGAATTAGTCATCACTATTAACAACCACTTTGAATACTCACGTCTTATCGAAGACATCACTGATGTTCAAGCATTTGATTCACTACGTAAGTTCTACACAGACGACGCAGGTTACGCATTAGCAACTAAGATTGATAATGACTTACATGGTCTTGTGAAGAAGTTTGGTGATGGCGATGGTAGTTCTTTCGTTCACTCTGGTTCATTCCAGTTCAACTCTTCTACTGGTGCTGCTGAAGCGTATGACGCTGATGGTGCAGGCGATGTTGGTGCGTTTAACGACAAAGGTTTCCGTGACCTTATCCAGAAACTAGACGACAACAACGTTCCTATGGACTCACGAGTTCTAGTTATTCCGCCTAGTGCTGTTAACGAAATCCGTGGTATTGACCGTTATAACTCTGCGGACTTCGTAGATGGTCGTTCAGTACAGAATGGTCAGATTGGTACTTTATACGGTATTGACGTATATGTATCTACTAACTGCCCAGTGTTAGAAACTGGTGTTAAAGGTGGTATCTTAATGCACCGTGACGCTATGGTTCTATGTGAGCAAATGGCTGTACGTTCACAGACTCAGTACAAGCAAGAGTTCTTAGCAACCTTGTATACTGCTGATACTTTATACGGCTTAGACGTTTACCGTCCAGAAGCAGGTGTACTTATCGCATTACCTGCATAAGCTAGTTAGCTTTTCATAGGGATTCTTCGGAGTCCCTATCATAAAGCGCATTAGTTATAATTCGCTCCAACCAAAACAGGCACAGAGGAATAGTAATGTCAAATTACACTAAAAATACAAACTTTACGGCAAAGGACACTTTAACGTCTGGCGACCCAGCTAAAGTAATCAAAGGGGCTGAGTTCGACACCGAGTTCAACTCTATCCAAACAGCCGTAAACTCTAAGGCTGACTCAAACAACTCACAACTCACAGGCACTACAGACGCACAGGCAGTAGAAACTACTGGTGATGTTACTGTAGGTGGCAATCTTTCTGTCACTGGTAACGCTACTATCGAAGGTAATCTTACTTTTGGTAATGCTGACACAGACACTGTTAGCTTCGTAGCTGACGTTGACAGTAGCATCATTCCTGATGACGACAACACATACGACCTTGGTAGTCCTACAAAGCAATGGCGTAATGTCTATGTAGACGGTACAGCTAACATTGATAGTCTTGTTGCTGATACAGCAGACATTAATGGTGGTACTATTGACGGTGTGTCTATTTCAGGTTCTACTGCGTCCTTTTCAGGCGAAATCAGTGCTAACGGTGGTATTGCATTAGGTGATAACGACAAGGCTACGTTTGGTGCGTCTGATGACCTACAGATTTATCATGATACCTTAAATAGCGTTATAGCAGACAAAGGAACTGGTAATTTAGTTGTTGCGGCTGATGATTTTAGGTTGACCAACTCTACTCAGACAGCAAACATGATTAAAGCCGATGAGGGAGGAGCTGTTACATTAACGCATAATGGTGGTAATAAAATATCCACAACTTCCACAGGCGTAGACGTTACAGGCACAGTTACTGCGGATGGTTTGGTGGTTGATGGTAATATTACATTATCGGGCGCAGGAACTGGAAATCGGTGGGTTCTGCTTGACGAGACAAATACATACGAAGGGGCATTGCGGTTACAGGCAGGTGGGGGTTCTTCTGGTTTTGGCGGTTCGGTCAATATGTATGGACATGCTCACGCCACTAAAGCAGGTGATGTTGCAATAGGAATTTCTTCTGGGTCTGGCGGTTCTTTTCGTGTAAATGACAATGGTGTCGATGCTGGGGGTGATAGTCTTAAAGTTGACGCTAACGGAGACGTATCATTCTACGAAGACACTGGCACGACTGCGAAGATGGTGTGGGACGCTAGTGCTGAAACGCTGACTGTAACTAACTCTAACAACAACGAAGCTATACGTTCACAAGGCAGGGTAGATATTGTTAATCCATTGTACTCTAGTGGCAACTTCCCTTGGAGACTTAAAGATGTCGGTGGTAACTTTCAGATAAATTACTACAACACATCAAATCAGTTCGTCATTAAAGATAACGGTAACGTGGGTATTGGTACAGCTAGTCCTAGTGCTAAGTTAGCATCAGTAGGTTTTTCTGGCACTACTTTAATACAGGCTCTTGGTTCGGACTCTAATGGATATTCAGACGTTGAAATTAAGTCTACTGGCACAACAGGCTCATCACGCCTTTTCTTTTCAGATACAGCAGGTCAATCAGGGTTTGTAAAGTACGGTCACAGTGATAACTCTTTACAGTTTGGCACTAACGGCTCAGAACGAGCCAGAATAGACAGCTCGGGTAATCTGTTGGTTGGTACTACAAGTACAGACTTTAACAGCTTTACAGGTGTGCGTTGTGAGGCGAGCGGTGCTTTAAGAGCAACAACGTCAAGCAGTACAGCAGGTATGTTTAACCGTAGAGATAGTGATGGTAGTATCATAACACTCCGCAAAGACGGCTCAACAGTTGGGTCGATTCGCTCACGAGCAGGATTAGTGTCAACAATCATCCTAGACCCTCGTTCAGGTGGTGGTGGTCTTACAGGTACAGCGGGTGGTGTTGAGCCCGTAAATAATAACGGTGATAACACCAACGGCTTATATTCCCTTGGCACAGCGGCTTCACGATTCAAAGACCTATACCTATCTGGCGGAGTCTATCTAGGCGGTACTGGTAGTGCTAATAAGTTGGATGATTATGAGGAGGGTGTTTGGAATCCAACCGTTGGAGGCGTTAGTGTAGCAGGTACGACTACTTATACTGTACAAAAAGGAAGTTACACAAAAGTTGGGAATGTAGTACATATCAATGCTTATGTTGGGTGGTCTGATATTGTAGGTTCAACTGGATACCTGATTTTAGGGGGTCTTCCTTTTCTTGTTAGTGGTGATAGTGACCGTAGGTATTCATCGATAACGATGGGCTATGCTCACCAAACAACATGGGGTTCAGGAACGCCATTACTACACACAAAACCATTTAGTACAGAAATTTATATAGGGTCAAGCACATCAGGCGGTAATTGGCAAAATACAGCTATGACAACATCTGGCGATTTAATTATCAGTGGCACATATAGAACAGATTCTTAATACTCCTAGTGGATTCTAGGAACAGACAAAACAAGAGGAAAGCAAAATGGCTTTAACAAAACAAGTAACACAAGACAAAATCGAAGCAATTAACGTAGGTGATTGGTCAGTAATCCAAGTTCGCACAAAGACTGCAATCATTGAAGATGGTAACGAGTTATCATCGTCATTTCATCGTCATGTGGTAGCACCTACAGACGACTTAACAAACGAGTCTACAGAGGTTCAGAACATTGCCAACGCAGTATTCACACAGGACATGAAAGACGCTTACACAGCTTCACAGGAGACAGTAGAATGATTAACATAGTAAACTTAGAACGTACACAAGACGGCTCAGTAGTCGTTGCACATTGGACAGCTACAAAGACCGATGGCGACTATGAAGCCAAGACCTATGGCACGAAGTCTTTTACACCAGACCCAGAGTCAGAGGGTTTTGTAGCCTATGAAGACTTAACAGAAGCTACAGTGGTCGGATGGTTCACTGAAGAAGAAACTGCACAGATTGAATCAGTTTTGGACGCAGACTTAGAGTCACAGAAACAGCCACAAGTAATTTCTGGTACGCCTTGGTAGGCTAAGGAATAGACATGAGTGAAGATAGACTCAACAGAATAGAAACCAAGCTAGATAAGCTTACAGACATTGTTGCGTCTATCGCTCGTGTCGAAGAGAAGATGGTGGCTAACAACCGTAGAGTTGAGAACTTAGAGCATCGTGTGGAAGTCACTGAAGAAGAAGTGGACGAACTTAAAGAAACAGTACGAGACAACCAAGGGGTAGCTAAGTTTGCTGATAAACTCTTCTGGATTATCGTAGGTGGTATTGTTAGCTTCAGTGTTTGGGTAGTGCGTACAGGTATATCGGGGTAGTGCATGATACAATTGATTACAGCGATAGGCTCAATAGCCTCTCAGTGGCTCTCTAACAAGGCTGAGAAGTCTAAGGCTATACAGGCTAAAGAGTTAGAGTTAATTG